TCTGATTTTGTAGGTAATGCGACAGATGAATTTGATGCGGCTAATTGTTTTTCTTTTGCAAGTTCTCTTGCTTGGTCTCTTTCTCTTCTAAATGCATCTTTATCAAAGGCAAACATTTGCCTCATTGTGTCTAAAAGAGATTGTGTATTCTTTTCATTTTCTTTACCAATAGACCTTAAATCTTCTAATACAGATAAACTACCATTATCAGCGCCAACTGTAGCAGCTGCACCACCTGTGATAGCAGAACCAACTGCCATTTGAGCGGACTGAATAGCCGCTATCATTGAGCCTGTTGTTTTACCTGTGTTCTCAGCCATTATTTACCTTTTGCTCTACTGCCTGTGTATAGACCAAACCAAGCTGCGCCTGCACCAACTACGATACTAACTAAGCCTGATTGTTCCATTGTTGGATTTGGTAAGTTCATATACCATATTACTACTTTGTATAATAGGTAAATGTATGTTGTAATGAAAATTCGTGGAAATATTCTCCAAGCATCAATAGCCCTTGCCATATGAATTATCTTTGCATATGGATTAGGTCCTAAATCTTTGATAGATGTATCTACCTCTAATTCAACATTTACTTTTTTAGTAACTTCTGGTTTATCAGCAGGTACTACAATTGTTTCTTCTTTATTTTCCACGGCTAGCCCTCTCTCTTGCTCTTTCATTTTCTTCTTTTATGTGTGCCACTAATAGGTCCACATATATTTCCCTCTCCCACGGCACCATATTCTCTAACTCGGTTAAAGAATATTTATGATGTTGCATCAACGCAAAGTTGACTTGGAAGTAATTTTCTAAGTTGTCATGTGAGAGGGCGATACGAAAAAATCTGTCAACCCTTGCAACATAACCTTACTCTTCACTTGCGTTTTTGGATTTACAACCTCAATTTCGTGTGCCAGTCTTGGCATAGAATTGAAGAATTTTTGAATCTTAGCAAAATGGTCACTAGTTAATGATTCAATAAACGCCTGCATTTCTTCCTTACTATAGTCTTTTGCATTGTGTACAGTTTCACCTTCATAAATCTGGTAAATAGATTTACCAATAATGTCAAATAACTGTTGTGTCTTTAATTGATTTGCGTCAACAGTTGCATCAAAACTATCAATTGTAGGATATTTCATTAATAACTTAATCTTGTCATTAATTTGTATCTCATTGCTGTGTTCATCATCTACTTGAACCTCAACCTTTGATAAATCTACCTCTACATTTGCGTATGTTTCTTTATCATCTGGACACAAAATCTTTAATTTTGCAATTTCACCAACTGACTTAGCTCTTACATTTAGAAAGATAAATTCTAAATCAAATGTTGGTAATGCCTCCACATTAATACTTCCAAATGTACAAGCGTGTACAATATCTTTTAATGCTTTGGTTATTTCTTTTGGACTATTTGATTCCATAGCCAGTAATAAAATCTTTTCTTCTTTTACAAGAAAAGGTCTATACTTGACTTGTACATCACTTGATGGTAATGTCAATTCATATGTCGCTGTATCTAATATAGGCAATGCCATATCATTATCTCCTTGTTAATTATAAAAATGGTGGGAATACTTTTCCACCTGTTACTCTACCAATTGGTAGATTTCTTCTAGTTGTTTGTAATATATCACGGCCTGCTCTTCTTATTTCAGGAGGCAGTCTATTTAAAATACCACCAAACAATCCGAATTCTGGTGACGGTTTAATTGTAGGTACATCACCAAATGCTTGTCCTACAGTTGCACCATCAATTTGGTCTATTGTTAAATTCTTCCAAGTTCTAAAGTTTAATGTAATTGGTATATTTACAGATTGGTCTGTTGCACCGTATGAGTAATCAATAGAACCTACAGTTTGAGGATATACTTCATATAATCTTACTGCGTAAGTTGTTCTATCTCTATCTTGTTCAGCACTAAAAGAACCTAATTGATAGATGTCCATTGTACCAACATAGTTGTCATAAAAATCCATATGGTGTGATACATTATCAAATATCTTTTTCTGCCAATTTTCAAAAAATGTTCTTTGTCTTAAAAACTTATCACCATAAAATGTACACTCTATTTGACCACTATAACTATATGCATAAGGCATTTGTCTAGCAGGTCCATATACTCTATGGTCTACTGTATTAACATCTCTATTTGGCAATGTAACTTTGTTACACATCATACCAACATTTCTTTTTATTGTCATACTTTCCATATCATTATTTCCAGGTGTCATATCAAAATCACCTTCGTATGGATTTGTAATAATTCTTTGTGGCGGTTGTATCACAACCAAATATCTTGTTGGTCTTGCAAGGCCTTCACCTTGGTTTATTTCTGCAATAAATCTGTTTATAGTAGTTTCAGGATTACCACCTGGTTTTCTACCTAATCTTTCATCAGCGTTAACATTATCAAGTGACCTATCTCTCGGTAAACCAATTCTAATATCGTAATTACCGATTCTTTTTCCACCTCTTAATATTGCCATTAGATTATTCTCCTTGCAGCTGCAAATACTTTTCCAAGTGTAGAACCTTGGAAGTCTGCTACTGGTAAATAAATTGCTATTGCCATTTCGTCAACATCTATTCTTCTAAATTGTGTTTTAACTTGTGACCACAAATATTTTTTAATTGCTGGTTTAATTATATTCTCACCTTTTAGATTACTATAACCTACTTGTAACTTTGTACTACTATCAAATTTACCATTACTTGCATAAGTTTGCAATCTTTCTAATAATTTAAATCTGGCACCATATGGTAGATAGTGAAAATTAATACCTACAAAACCACCTCTAAAAGTATCTACAGGTAAAACCAATGGAAAGGCGTCCCAATATGGTAGTTTCGCTTTTGTCTTTGCATCATATACAAACATACACATACGGCCTGCACTTGGTCTACCATTTAATCTACCTTCTCGCATCAATTTACTTTGTGATGCTCTATCAGTAATCAAAGAGGCTGCATTTCTGTACCATCTAGCAGACTTTAATTGATTGCCTTGTAAATCTTTTAATGGGTCGAATATAGTTGCCATACCACTATTTATAAGAAAACCCTTAGCGATTTCTCGCTAAGGGTCAATGCTTTCAGTAATTAAGAGAGAAAGGATTAGTCTTCGTCAGCTAATTTACTAAAGTAGGACAATGTATCGTCCTCGTCACTAGCCATTGAAGACTCACTTACTTTCGGCATTTCCACGGATGTTGTAGATGTCTGTGGTGGGAGGTCATATTCATCTACGGTTACCGTGCTTTGTGTACCCGTAATTACCCTATTCAGTTTCTCTTTGAGTTCATCATAGGTTTTAAAATTACTAGGGTCAACAAATGGTTTTAGAGCGTGTTGTTTTTCCCAAACAGCTTTGATTTCATCATCACCGTTTTTGATTTGAGAAACACCCTCAAATTCTGATTTATCATAGTTCCAGTAACCATCAACTTTTCTAATTTTTAGTTTAAAGTTTGCACCTTTCCAAAAATCAAATGGGTTGATTGGTGTTTCATCTTCAAATGCTGGTTGCATTGCTTCTGTAATCTTGTCAAAGATTTTTTTACCAAACTTGAACAAGAATACTTTACCCTCATTTTCAGGATGTTTAGGGTCACTTACAACAAAGATGTTTGCATAGTAAGATAATTTTCTTTTTCTCTTTCTAGCAATTTCTTTATCACTATCTAAACCTGTATTCCACAATCTAGTATTTTCTTCACTAACAGGATCCTTTTGATTAAGAGTTGTTAATGAGTTCTCAATATACCAACCGCCTTTATCTTGGAATGCGTGTGACCATACTCTTTGCCACGGCATCTCTTCGCCATTAGAAGCAGGTAAGAACCTGATAACAGCATAACCATTACCAGTTTTATCTAGTTCAGGTTTCCAAAATCTGTCGTCTTGGTATTTGTTTTTGTTAGATTGGTCCTCTGGAGATAGTTTTGTTTCCAGAGCTTTTGTGATTGCGTCAAAATTACTTGACGATTGTTTTAATGATTCAAAGTCCATATTTTTTTCCTCGTATTAATTGTATTTGTGTGGCCTATATTAACGGCCTCAGTATTATTTATAAGAGTTTTAGCTCTCATTCTGCGTCCTTCGTGGGATTAGTTGGAACGCACCCACAAGCTTCCGGGAAGAGTCCAATATCTGATGAAGATTGGTCCCTACTCACAGCAAAATACGGTGTCTTCAGCCATTCGGCCATAACCCTCCGTACCCTCGCCTTTTGCCCTCTTAAGCAATATTCAGCCAGAAGGATTAACTTACTTGCAAATAAATTAACTTTACGCATATTAGTAATATATCAAATTCCAAGCCTATTGTCAAGCGTGGATTGATTGATATACTCCAAATTCTTTTTCTCTTTCCATTCGTCTATTGGTAGATTGGTCTTATCTCTACCATCATTATATTGGTTTACCTTAATAAACTTAGTATTAGGGTACCAGTCCATAAGTGTACGCCACTGTCTAATCCAGTTTACTGCTGGTGTAGGACCATTTTCTTTAGCCACATAATGTTTTGTACTCTTATACAAATTATTCACATGATTCGTAGCACTATATAAATCGTGGCCAATTAAATATATTTCATCTGGTTGTTCTCTATGTATAGCCACATAACCTGCACTTGCACCACAAGCCCAACCAAAATCTCTTTTTGCACCTTTACCATTATTCTCTACACATATGTCCGATAATGAAGTAGAATAATCTGGTTCTTTTATCCAAGATACCTTTATTGTAGATTGATTAACATTCTTTTTGGCCTTTTCACCATTTCTTTTAATCAAATCAACAATGCCTTGTAATTTAGAACCGTGCATTACATATTCTTTACTATCACCTCTTTCATTTGATACTAACACCTCTTTTAGATGTTGTTCAGCCTCTAATTTTTCCATACCACCATAAATCATCATTTCATAGGTCATTGCTGGCACTTTAGTCCAATCTCTAAAGTAACAAGGTATCTTTTGTGCCATACCAGCGTGATAGATTTCGTGCATAATACCGTGGTCAACAGCAGTTAATACATCTGGTAAAAAATCTCTATAAATGGCATTGCAACCATAAATCTTTCCGTGTGGTCTCAGTTTTTCTAAGTTATAATCTTTACGACTTTCACCATTACCAATACAAAATACTCTAACCATTTACAAATACATCCTTCATAATCAATTTTGCCTGTGTACTATTGTAGTTTACAAATGGTTTCATTTTTTGTAATCTTTTGTATATCTCAGGCCAAACAATTTTTTCTTCAATCTTCTTATTCCATACCTTACTATACGATAGTATTGTATCAAGTATGATGGCGGTCTGGAGGTGAATTTTCTTTTGAATAAGTAATCGTAAAACTCTAGGATGTTGTCCGCTAGAAACATCAAAAGCGTCATCAAAAGAAATGCCCCTGCCATCAATATCATTACGAATAGCCACACAATCATTCCTAAAATGGTATTCAAATGATTCTTTATACTTTCTAAACTTGGTGTAATTCTCAGTACCTTCATTGTTTATTAAATTACCAACCCACTTACGACTATCAACAGCAAAATTACTAACAAAATAATCCAGTATATCTCGCTCATTATATCTTTTAGATAACTTATGAAAAAAATACCTATCAGACCTTTTCGTAAAGCTTTCCAGGCTTGCCGTAACTCTTCCACCGTATTTGGAAAAATCATAACTATCGGTAGTAAAGTGGTTTTTAACTGCCAAATATATTTTAAAAACTTCAAATCCGCCATACATATTAATTCATTAAATACTTAGCACTTACAGGAAAATGGTCTTTTAAATGTCTTGCAATATGTTCAGTGACCACTCTTGTTTCTTGTTGTGCATCTTCCTTATTTCTTAAATTACAAACTCTAGCAAAGGCCATTAAACTACCTGACCAATACCATTCTGTCATCATATTTTGAGGTAAAACCATTCTTGCCATTTCTGGCGAAATATCTTCCTCTAACATTTGTTTATATACTACTTTACAAGCTTGTGTAATTTCAGTAATATCAAATTCTATTTCTTTATCACCACTACCTTGTTTTTTATTTTCTGGTCTACTACGCCAGATAAAAGGTATATAAAACTCTGGTTCATCATCCACATATCTACGACTTACTTCATTCCAAATTAAACCAACTTGGTGTTTTACTAACTGTCTTGCTACAAAGATAGGTGCTTTAATTAAAAATTGCATACTTGCGTGACCAAAAGGTGACCAATGGTCATGCTCTGCCAAATACTTAATTAGTTTTTCATCTTTCTCATCAAATTCTGTTTTCTTTTTAGCAAATGATACTCGAGCTGCATTTACTACTGATAAGTCACTACCCATTTTATCAATTAAAGTTACATTCATTAAAAAAACCTTTCTAAGCTGTCTGTTGATATAAACTGTTCATTAATCCAATCTCTTTTACCATCAGCCCAAAATAAATCTTCTTTGTTTCCGTATATATCTTTTACTAATGGTCTGTTCCAATTTA